CCGAGCCGACGATCACGACGACCTGGCCGGACGGCGCGCTGCTCAACGCGGTCGGAACGCCGCACGGCCACGACGAGCCGCCGCAGGAGTGGATCTCCAGGCACTTCCAGACCGTGGACTTCGCTCGCAACTTCAAGAGGTGACGCATGCCGCCCGAGATGTACCCGCCCCCGATCACGACGATCTACCCGAGCACGACCGGCAACCACACCGTCACCACGCCCTGGAACGGGCGCGACGACGCGCAGGAGTGGTGGAACCGCCACAAGGACCAGGTGCGAGCCGACATGGCCGGCAGCTACCCGCTCGTCGTGGCGAACTGATCTCGACGACCCGCAACCCCAACCCTGAAAGGAAGTGATCCGATGCCCCTCGACTTCAAGAACTGGAAGACGACCGCGACCAGCGGCTTCTTCTTCGCGGCCGGCGCCGCGCTCGGCTGGAAGGCCGTGACGATCGTCCTCGGCTGGATCGGCATGCTCGTCACGGAGATGGGCAGCAAGTAACGAACGACCCGCGGCGCTCCTCTTCGAAAGGTTCAAGACATGCTCCTCTCCATGCTCCTCGCGCTGGCGATCCAGGCTCCCAACGACCCGTACTTCCCGGCGCAGTTCGGGCTGCAGCTGATGCAGGTGCCGGCCGCCTGGGAGATCACGACGGGGAGCGCCGCGATCGAGATGGCGCAGTTCGACACCGGGGTCGTCGCGCACGAGGATCTCACCGAGAACGTCGTGCTCGACGGCTTGCCGATCTACTCGGCGTTCGGCACCTGGGCCGCGGGGATCGTCTGCGCCGACACCGACAACGGCCTCGGCATCGCGGGCGTGTGCCCGCACCTGACCTTCAACGTCTACGCGACGATCTGGAGCGAGGAACACCTCGCCGAGTCCTTCGCGCTCGCCGAGGCGACCTCGGCCAAGATCGGCGTGACCGGCTACGCGCTCGCGGGCTGGCACGCGCGCCACGAGTTCGACCTGAGCCTCGATGATTGGAGCGCGAACGGTACGCGCATCCTGATCTGCCCCGCGGGCGAGGGCGGCCAGCGCATCCGCGGGCCGAACGATGCGCGACTGCTCGTCGTCGGGGCCTGCGCGCTCGACGGCGCGGCCGAGGCGTACTCGAACACCGGCAAGGCTGTGGACCTCTGGGCTCCGGGCCATGCGACCTTCACCGACATCTCGGGCGGCTACGCTGCGTCCGATTCGACCAAGATCGCCGCCGCGAACGTCGCCGGAGTCGCCGCGCTCGTCGCCTCCGTCAACCCCGCGCTCACGGGCGCGGAGATCCAGTCCATCCTGCTCGCCACAGCCACGCCGATGGCGTGCGGTCCCGTCGTCAACGCACTCGCGGCCGTCGAGGCCGCCCAGCCGTAGGGGAGAAGAGCAGATGGTGTCGTTCAGCCAGTTTCAGTGGGGCGGATCAACCCTCATGTTCCCGGGCGTACCCGGCGGTCCTCCTCCGCAGCAGGCGCCCTACCAGGTCTACTGCTCGTCGAGCCTGGGGAACGACGCGAACGACGGCATGAGCCCCGCGACGGCGAAGGCGACCTACGCTGCGGCCTACGCGCTGATGCGATCGGGCATCGAAGACCATCTGCTCATGAAGTGGGGCGACACCTGGACGGAAGTTCCGCCGGTCTGGACCACGAGCGGTCGCTCGATGATTCGCCCGCAGAAGCTCGGGACATATGGGTCGCAGCTGACGGGCGCGCGACCGAAGATCCAGACCGGAACGTCGAGCGGCATCGTGACGTCCGGCGCGGTCAGCTACGTCACGTTCGAGAACGTCTGGCTCACCGCCCAGACGTACAACGCGACCGTGGGTGCCCCGATCGGGATCAACGTCGCGGACACCGCCGCCTACATCACCGTTCAGGGCTGCAAGCTCTCGAACCTCGTCGGCGGCGTGAAGGTCGAGCCCAACGTCGCCGCGCTCCACAGCGCGCAGCACATCACGATCTACCGCAACAACGTCGAGGACATCTACGCGGCGGCCGGGACCGCCTGCCACGGCGTGTACGTCTCGCGCACGAACTTCGCGAACATCGACGACAACGTCCTGTCGAAGATCGGCGAGGTGGATCCGGGCGTCGAGCACTACGGAATCCTGATCAGATCCGGCTACACCTACTGGTGCTACGACGTCACGACCTCGGGGAACCTCTTCATCGAAGTCGCCGGCAAGGGCCTCTGCAACCGATCGACGCGCTACCACGGCGAGTACAACACCTACGTGCGGTGCGGGATCGCGGTCGAGATGGACGGCCTCGATCCGGTGAACGGCAACGCGCAGGAGGGGGTCGTCGACAGCTCCGAGCGCAGCGCGACGATCCTGGAGCCTCGCGACACGAACGGATCGAACGCGCGCGGCTGGGGCTTCGCCTTCTCGCACTGCGGCTCGCCGTTCGAGTCGAACAGCGTGATCGCTCCCGAAGCGCTGTACGTCGGGACCGGCGGGACCTCGACCGACCCGCACCCGTTCGTGGTGTGGCCTACCTACCCGCCCGCCGCGGGCCTCCAGATGAGGCACGTTGCGATGCAGAACTGGCGGGTCTACGAGCCCGGCGGCCAGTGCAAGATCAACGAGCACCCGACGAACGACCCGTTCCGCACGAACACCTTCGACGGCTCGCGGATCTACTCGACCGGCGTCCACTACGTGATCGAGCATAACCTCGACAACGGCTCGCGCTGGAACATGGGGTCGAACCACCTCTTGAGCGGATCGGCCTCCGGCTCGCGCTATCGCTACAACGGCGTGAGCGAGAACCAGGCGACCTGGAAGGCGCATCTCGGCTTCGCGACGGGCACGGACGAGAACGTCAGCGCGGCGGACTTCCCCGACGCGACGCGCACCATCGCGACCTACGACACGGTCGTCGGCGGCGCCGGGACCTTCGCCGACTTCGTGGCGCTCGTGCGCACGCAGACTCTCCAGTCGTGGAGGCCGGAGCTGGGCGGGCGCGCGGTCGGGTCCTGGATTCGAGTCGGACACGGTTTCAGCACCTAGGTTCTCCATGAACACCAAGACACTCCAGATCGTGACGACGACGCGCGTCATCGAGACGATCGACGCCGACCAGTACATTGTTCTGCCCGCGGCGACGACCATCCTGCTCGGCGCGACCGAGCGCATCGTGAAGCTCGACCCGAGCGCGTTCCGAGTTGTCGTGCGGGAGTCCGGCGTCGAGGGCGACCTCGCGATCCTCTCGACCTACGGGAGCGAGGCGACGTTCTACTGCAACGGCGCGTCGTGGGCCCAGACCCCGGGGATCTCCGACACGCGTCGCGACGTCCTCGAACTGGAGAAGGCGCTGATGAAGACGATGGCGCAGGTCGCGCAGATCGTCGAGTACCTGAACTCCAATCACGCGACCCAGGGCGGCGACGTCGACACCGTGATCCGCGACGCGCAGGTCGAACTCGACGGGTCGGCCGAGGAGTATCGGATCACGGAGATCCACACGACCGACGTCACGAATGCGAAGGTGATGGCCTTCTCGCCCGGCTCGGCGACCCCGGTGAACTTCTGGGTCACGAGCGGAGCTGGCGCTGGCGATGCACCCTCGCTCCAGGTCGACGGCGCCGACACGGACATCAACGTGAACATGGTCCCGAAGAACGACGGTCGCCTTCAGGAGAACACGGTCGACGTCGCGCTCGGCGTCGCGGACACCGCCCCGAGCACGGCCGCGATCGTCGATCCGAACGCGAAGACCGTCTGCGACGCGCTCATCGCCACGATGAAAAGCATGCGAGGGTTCGCCCCGTGAGTGCCGAAGCCAACGCCCGCAACCAACGCACGATCGTCGCGGCGATCATCCTCGCCGTCTTCGCGCTGGGCATTTGGAGCACCTGCTCGAAGGCCAAGGCGCAGCAGCAGCATCCGCCTGCCGAGGCCCCGACCGTCGACGCGACCTCCGTCCTGAACCCTCACGGCCAGTCGGCCGACGTCGGCCAGGTCGCAACCGACGCGGGCCTCGGCGGCGTTTCGACCGGAGCGAGCGGATCGGGCGACAGCCTGTCGGGCGCGTCGTCTCCTGTCGACCCGCTCGAACGAACCGGGCCGCCCGCTCCGGACACGCGCGCCCAGACCAGGAACCCGTTCGCGACGAACTGGCTGCTGATGGGCTACGACTTCGACAGCCGCGACACGATCCGCGACCTCTCGTTCGAGGGGCACTCCTCGCCGATCGAAGGTGTGGACTTCTACGGCGACCTCGACCTCTACTCCAGCCTCGACGACGACGCCTCGCGGTTCGAGCTGCGCAGCGGGATCTTCTGGCGGGCCAAGCCGCGCGTCGGACTCGTGTTCTGGTACGAGGACTACACGGGATCCTGGAACGACGTCGAGCGCATCGGCGGCTACTACGATCCGGCGCTCGGCGGCGATGACCCGTTCTGCCGCCTCATGCTCCTGCCGATCGCGAGCGACACCGGAGGCGTGATGGCGCGCGTGATGGGCGAGTTCGAGCTGCGCGAGCGCTGGAGCGTCGCAGGCTTCATCGAGCGCGACTGGCGCAGCGAAGGCGACTGGACGGCCGCGAACCCCGAGCTGCGCTACGCGATCGAGCCAGGCAAGGTCTACGCGACGCTCGGCTATCAGGAGGACACGCGCTGGAACGAGCCGCGGGGCGTCTCGGTCGGACTGAAGGCCGGGCTATGATCTGGGTCGACGTCGTCAAGCTGATCGCCGCGCTCACACTCGGCGCTTTCGCCACATCGTGCTTCTTCTGGGCCGCCGTCATCTGGCGCCGAGGCCGCGCGTGATGTCTCGCCTCGCGACGGCCCTGCTCGCCGCGCTGCTGCTCTCCGGCTGCGCGATGTTCGCCGCGCTCGGCGCGGTCCTGAAGAAGACGTTCATCGTCTTCAGCCTCGCCGCGCTCGGCGCGCTCATCGGCCTCGCGGCGGGCCCGCTCGGCGCTGTGGTCGGCGCGGGCACGGGCGCGGTCGTCGGGTCTGCTCTCGATGAGAACGTCGACCTGCGCTCCGGGGCGCTCCAGGGCGCGGGCGCGAGCGACAAGGAAGTCGAGAACCTCAAGAGCCTGCTGATGCTCTCGGGCGACGACGTCAAGGCCAAGGGCGTCCAGTTGCTGCGCGCCGAGGCCGAGCGCCAGGCCGCCGAGCAGGGGAAGAGCCTCGTCGAGCGCTACTGGCTGCGCACGCTGCTCCTCGGCGGCGCCTACTTCGGGTTCCTCCGGCGCGAGTGGATCTGGAAGGCGATCAAGAAGAGCGCGGAGGGCTCGCGCCTCGGCTCGCTGGCCCACGCGGCCTTCGGCGGATCCTGGACGCGCGCGTGGGCAGAGGGCAAGCGGCGATGACCAGCTACCCGATCCAGTCGATTCAGCCTAGCTACCAGAACCGATCGATCACGAGCGTGCCGCCCGCTCCGAACGACGTCGGCGGTCGCTCGCTCGCCTATCAGAAGATGGCGACGCACTGGGAGCTGATCACAGACCTCCTGGGCGGAACGATCGGCATGCAGCTCGCTGCGCAGAAGTGGCTGCCGAAGGAGGAGCACGAGAAGGACGAGCCCTACCGGCGGCGCCTGCTCAACTCCGTCCTGGACTCGATGCTCGAATCGGCGATCGACGCGGTCGCCTCGAAGCCGTTCGCCGAGACGGTGAAGCTGCGCGGCAAGAGCATCCCCGACTGGATCCAGGAAACGGTCGACGACATGGACTTGTCGGGCCGCGGGATCACGGAGTACGCCTTCGATCTCTTCAAGGACGGCGTGACCTACGGCCACTCGGTCCAGATGATCGACGCCCCGGCGACGGGCGGCGAGCTGAACCTCGCCGAGGAGCGCGCGGCCGGCGTTCGCCCCTACTCCTCGATCCTCTGCGCGCCGTCGATCATCGGCTGGCGCTCGGCGACCTACCAGGGCGAGGAGATCACGACGCAGCTGCGCGTCGTCAGCGTGGCCTGCGAGCCGGACGGACTCTACGGGGAGAAGCTCGTCGAGAGCACCACGGTCTACACGCCGGGCGCGTTCGTCGTCTACGCGCGCCCGCTCTCGGCGTCGTCGACCGCGAACGACTGGAAGGAGATCGCGCGCGGTCCGATCTCGTACCCGGTCGAGTGGGGCGTCCCGATCGCGCCGTTCTACGTCAAGCGCACGGGCTTCCTGACCTCCGAGCCGCCGTTCGAGGAGCTGGCCTGGACGAACCTGGCGCACTTCCGCTCGGACTCCGACCAGCGCAACATCCTGCGGTTCGCGCGCGTCGGCACGCTCGTGATCGCCGGCGTGACGCCCGAGGAGAAGGACACGGGCGTCGACCTCGGCCCGAGGAACTCGATCATCTCCACGAACACGGACATCAAGGCGTTCTACGCCGAGCACTCCGGCGCGGCGATCACGTGTGGGGAGCGCGACCTCAAGGCGCTCGAAGAGCGCGCGCGCCGCCAGTCGATGGAGCCGATGACGGTCGGCAGCGCCGAGCGCACGGTGACCGAGGTCTCGGTGGGCGAGGGCCGCACGCTGGCCGCCGTCCAGTCCTGGATTCGGCGCCTGGAGTACGCGCTGCGCCAGGCGATCGTGATCGCCGGCCGCTGGAAGAACGAGACCGTCCCCGACGACTTCGCCTTCGACGTCTTCTCCGACTTCGTCGTGAGCGGGCGCGCGAGCGAGGACATGCAGACCCTGATCACCCTGAACACGATGGGCAAGCTCCAGGACCGCACGCTGCTCGAAGAGACCAAGCGCCGCGGGATCCTGGCCGAAGCCGTGGACATCGACGCCGAGGTCGATGCGGCGGCGAACATGGCGCCCGACTTCCCCGCGCCGGGCGATCCGAACGCGGATCCGGCGACCGGCGGCTACCCGCCGAAGAAGAAGCCCGCGATGACCGCGGCGTAGGCCCGTGACGACGTTCGTTGACGAGCGCCTCGCGACGCTGCCGCTCTCGGCGAACGAGGAGATCCTGAACCGGGCGATCCGGCACTCGCTGCTGCTCCAGCGCTACACGAAGGCCGAGGTCCGCTCCATCGTTCGGTTCATGAACGACGACGTCTTCCCCGACCTCATCGGCCGCCTGACGTCGCGCCTCGAACGCGCCAAGTCGCGGGGATTCGACGGCGGGGCCCACACGACCCAGCGTTACGCGGACATGGTCGAGGGCATGAACGAGATGATCCGCGCGGGGATCTCGCAAGCCGGCGCGAAGCTCTCGGCGAACCTGAAGCAGTTCGCCCTGACCGAAGCCGAGTGGCAGAAGGCGACCGTGGATCGCTCGACGCCGATCGACCTGGGCTTCACGCTCCCCGATGCCGCGACGCTGCGCGCGATCGTTGACTCGCGGCCGATGCAGGGCGCGATCCTCTCGGACTGGTTCGAGCAGCTGTCGAAGAGCACCGGGCAGAAGGTCGAGCAGCAGATCGGCATCGGGAT